TTTATTGCATGCGGAATGGATACGGCAGCTTGAATATTCATACCCCAGTCTATGTGTGCAACAATAGCTTCAGCTACGTATCCAATTATCCGAGATCCTCCGGGCGAACCGATTACCAGAGTGGGTCGCCCATCCTTGAGAATAATGGTTGGGGACATTGATGACCGGGGGCGTTTACCTGGTTCAACTCGGTTTGCAATAGGGACGCCATTGCGATGAGAACTAAAGGAGAAATCTGTTAGCTCATTATTAAGTAAAAACCCATGCGCCATTAGCCGGGACCCAAAACTGTTTTCAATGGTGGTGGTCATCGACAACGCGTTTCCAAAACGGTCGACGATTGAAATGTGCGAGGTTGAGGGCAACTCAAGGCTTACATCATCTGCCCATAGTGATGCATGTGAATATTCAGGATTGCCAGGAACGGCTTCAGTGAGTGCGTCAGGGCCGTTTAGAAGCTTTGCGCGCTCACTTAAGTAATCTTGTGCTAACAAGCCTTTTGTAGGCATAGGCACGAAATCACTGTCGGCCATATAACGTCCGCGATCAGCAAAAGCGAGACGTGACGCATCACCTATAAGCCTCAAAGTTTGTGGATCATTTGAAGATCCTGGAGGAAATTGATTCAATAGACCTAGTATTTGCCCGACGGTGAGCGCTCCAGATGAAGGCGGGCCCATTCCGCAGACTTGATATCCTCTAAATGGAGCGCACACGGCAGGACGCTCCTTAACTTTGTAGATTTGAAGGTCAGTTAAACTCAAAACACCCGGATTTTTCTCTGCTCCTCTGACAGTATCGATGATCGCTCTGGCTATGTCACCGAAGTAGATAACTTCAGCACCGTCTTTGGCCATGCGGCGCATTAAGTCAGCGTATGCCGGGTTCGTTAAAAGATGTCCCTCAACTAGCGGCTGTTCATTTGGAAAAAAATAATCAGCTGTGTCGGAAAATCGACCCAAGCGCTCCGCATCACGGGCCACCAAAGCCGCAAGGCGTGGAGAAACCGCAAAGCCGTTGTCGGCTAAATCAATAGCTTCAGAGAATAAGCTGTTCCAGGAATTCTGCCCCCATTTTTTATGCGCTGCCTCCATGAGCGCTGGAGTTCCTGGAACACCGACCGATCGGCCGCCGACCACTGCGTCCCAAAACTTTAGCCTTTCGCCGTTTTCATTTTGAAATAGGCGTGGTGTGGCCGCCAGAGGAGCCGTCTCTCTTCCATCTAACGTTGTTATTTCTCCACTTTTGCTATCATACCATACAAGGAATGCACCACCGCCAATCCCAGAACTTTGTGGTTCGACCAGGCCAAGAACGGCTTGTACAGCGACCATTGCATCGGCCGCTGTGCCACCTTCTGACAGAACACGAGCGCCAGCTGCCGCGGCATGTGGGTTGGCTACCGAAACCATCCAGTTCTTAGCGAAAACGGGGTCACCCTTAGCTTTTGCCTCAAGCGATTTAGCTACCTCTGTCGAAATAGCTTCAAAGTTAACTGCAAGTTCCGTATCTGTTTCCGGCATCACCTGATCAGATGCTTGCTGCGCATTTAGACAAGTTGTTAGCAAATAGAATGCTAACAGTATTTTAGAAAAAAAGAGTTTCATGTCCTGCACTCCACGTTAGAATTGTTCAACGATTAGGTAAGCACAGCTAAATCTTCAAATAAACAAACTTATGGCTCATTAGCGCTTATTTAATTTGCAAGCCGCAAATCTGGTCAGTACTTAGGCTAACCAACCGAAATTCCTATTCTTCCAGCTAAGGTACAAAACCACCCACAACCATACCAGAGTGCCCCAGAGTGGCACAAACAGACAGCTTAAGAGTTGAGTACAAGAGGGGTATCAAAAAGGAAGTGCTTAAAGAGAGCATCAGAGAGCAACCCTAAAGACATAGAAAAAATATCCCAAAGCTATGGAATGCCTAAACTTTGCAAGACGAAAGTATCTCGGTTTCTACCTACCCTCAGATACTGTTCTTTCAGCCCCCACAGATATGCTTTGCGGGGGCTTTTTTTTAACCTCTGGTGTCCAAAACTAGTTTTGGCATTGGTGGAGGCGGAGCATTAACGTCTAAGCCGTGTACATCTTTTGCAAATTCCGCAAAGTCTGCTGGCATGTTTTGCATTATCTTAGCAAAACTCGCTTCAGGGTCATCTCCCTCGAAGGTTAAGATTACAAAATCACCAGCTGGTGTTTCTTGCAGAAATGATCTTTCGTGTACGCCTGCATTTTCTCTTGATGCTGCAAAGTTTGGATCATTAGTTACTTGATCCATCATTGCTTGCCATTTTTCTTTTTTACCAGCCAATATGGGCATGCACATTGCAATAATTGCCATCTGAATTTCCTCTCATCTTGAACCTCGATTGCCGTTTAAGCTTGCTGTTCAATTTAGCAGTTGCCAAGACTGACCTTGCGTAAAACTCTCTCTAATTGTCGCAACTAGGGGCTTGCGGGGCTGTGAGACGATCCGAAGATTTACCGTCATCTTGAGTAAACACGAGGAAAAGATGACAGATAAAATTTGGCTTACCGACACAGAAGTCGGCACACGATTTGGCAGCACCCGCCAATGGGTCTGGACCCAAGCGCGCAACAATCCCCAATTCCCGCGCCCTGTTAAGATCACGCCGCGCTGGTCGCGCTGGTGCTTGCAGGAGATCGAAGCGTTCGAGCAAGAGGCTAGGTCAGCCCGTGGTTAGTGCATCAGCGCGAGGGCGCAGCAATCAGCGCAAGGGCGGTTATCATGAGCGCAAGCAAGGCAAGCGCCTTGGCGAGCTGACAGGCTTTACGTTCGAGCGTAACCTAGAGCAACGCCGCGAGGCCGATCATCTGGGCGATTTATTGTGCAGCGATGATAGGTGGCCGTTTGTGATCGAAAACAAATATCGCTCGCAAGGTAACAGCATCCCGGCAGGGGCGTGGGAGCAAGCCTGCAGGACGGCTTTTAAGACCGATAGGTGGCCGAGCGTCATCTGGCAGAATGGCCGCACAGCGCCGCGCTGTCGCGTTCCTTTGAGCGTTATAGGGTGCGCGCAGGGTGGCTATGAGCTGATGGGTGGCCTAGCGACCCAAAGCATCCGAGCGTCGATTAAATTTATCTGCTGTCAGGCGCTAGCTTGTAAATTTTATGGTGCATACCCATTTTTGAAGCCATTTCTCTAACAAACTTCATATGTTCTGTAAGTTTTTCTTCATCACTTACTTGAGCCAGCACAACGACGCTGCTTGGGCCGCTTTTCCCAATGTGTTCTGGACCCCACCAACCTGCGCGCTTTTGAGCACTCTCGGGCTTGGTGTACATCTCGTACCAAGTTTCATAGGCCATATCGCCCAAGTCTATATGAAATGCATAATTCATAAGCATCCCCTTCCTGTTGTGTTCAAGTCAACAGGTTATCCAATGCGGGAGTTAGGTCAAATTAAACGTGGGGTCACTACGCTGCAATCGGAGCCGATGGGTGGCCTAGCGATCCAAAGCATCCAGCAGTGAAAAGTTAAGCCTGTTCCGTCTGCCTTACTTGAAATGCTCGTTCATCACTCAGGCAAGCTGTATCAATGTGGATGTTAGCCTCATAACAGGCAGTAAAAACAAGTTCATCAAGTCCATTTTCTCTTAGCGCGTTGTGGATGTCTTCATCTGTTTCCGCAAGCCAATGGCAGAAGAAAAAGTCATCGTTTCCAATCCATGTCGCTACACATTGGCATTTCTCAAACTTCCAAGATGCTGCCCATTCTTTCTGGGTGGTTGGGTCATCAGAAGTCATTGCTGCCATTGCTGCTTTTGTTTCGTCTGAGTGAAAAGTGTGTATCGCCATAAATCTTTTCATTGTCATGATTGCCCTCCCTTACATAACCAAACATTGCAGAACAGAGGGGGTGGGTCAAAGGCAAAAAGCCACGATCAAGAAACCGGCGTCCACATCAAACTTTCTTTGCGTTTACGGAAAAAAGCCCCCACTTAAAACTAAGTGAGGGCAGGATAATCATAATTAGGAGTTTAATGCCAAAGGGGCAGTAAATACTGATTAAGGTATCAACCTGACATCTACCTGACAAGCTTTAAACAGAGTTATAAATGAAAAAACGATCTGACAAAAACAGCGCGACATCAGCGGTGGCAGGATTTGTTGGTGCCATCAATGATCGCATCCCATTGCCTGCTGGAGTGGAACTGCGCAGCGAGGCTGAGCTGATAATTTGGCACCAGTTCACCCGCGCCCGCGCGAGGTCAGACTGGCGTGATATGGACCTGATCTTGTTGGCGAAAATCGTAAAGATGGAAGCTGACATCCGCGCAGCTCAGATTGAGTTGGACGCTATGGGAATGATGATTGAGAATAAGCGCGGCACGCCAATTCCAAACCCATTTCTATCGGTGATCGATACGCTGGAGCGGCGTCAGTTGGCGGTTATCCGATCAATGTCGCTAAACCAAACGGCCTCTGATCCGCGCACGATCAATGGATCGGCTAAGGTTGAGGGTGAGGCTAGAGCGGCTTTTGAGGGATGTTGGTGTTGAGGGGCTGATTGCTCAGCCCCAAATTCCCAAGCTTGCCTACAATGACACGCGGCATAAGAGGCAAAAGATATGCGCATTCATTGAGCATTATTGCCTGATCCCAGAAGGCGCTCAAGTTGGACAGCCAATCAAGCTGATGAAGTTCAGCGCAAGTTTATTCTGGATGTGTTTGATAACCCGCATGGCACCAGTCGCGCTTACCTGTCAGTGGCGAGAAAGAACGGCAAGTCTGCACTGATCGCAGCCATACTGCTGGCGCATTTAGTTGGGCCAGAAGCAAGGCAAAACAGCCAGATCATCAGCGGTGCTAGATCGCGAGATCAGGCCAGCTTGGTTTTTAAACTTGCTGAAAAAATGGTCAGACTGTCGCCTGAGCTATCAAAGATTGTGCGGATCGTACCATCGCAGAAGATGCTGGTGGGTTTAATTTGTAATGTTGAATTTAAAGCCATAAGCGCAGAGAGCGGGACTGCGCACGGGCTCTCACCCGTCTTGGCCATCTTAGATGAGCTAGGGCAAGTACGCGGTCCCCACGATGCATTTGTTGAAGCAATTGAAACTGCACAGGGCGCACATGCTAACCCGTTACTTATCGCGATTTCTACGCAAGCTGCCACGGATGCTGACCTCTTTAGCATTTGGTTGGATGACGCGGCGGCTGCAAAAGATCGGCGCATTGTTTCGCACGTTTATTCGGCTCCGAAAGATTGCGAACTTTCTGACCAGAAAGCGTGGAAAATAGCGAACCCTGCACTGGGTAAGTTCCGCTCAAAACAAGATATGAAGGATTTTGCCGAGCAAGCTGAAAGGCTCCCGGCAAAAGCAAACTCCTTTCGCTGGCTATTCCTCAATCAGCGGATCGAGGCTCAGTCTCCGTTTCTGTCACGGGCAGAATGGGAGGCGTGTTGTTCTCCTGCACTTGTCGAGGCTGGTGATGTTTGTTTCGCTGGCCTCGATCTTTCGGCAAGTCGAGATTTAACGGCGCTGGTTTTGGTATTTCCCAAGGATGACCAGCTACACGTTGTTCCGCATTTCTGGCTGCCAGAGGACGGGCTGAGGGATAAGGCACAGAGCGAAAAGGTGCCGTGGGATATATGGGCCGACCAAGGTTATTTAACCACGATAGCGGGGCCAGTTATTCAGCCAGAGGTGATCGCCAGAACGGTGGCAGAGATAGCTGAGGAATATCAGCTGCAGCTGCTGGCCTATGACAGGTGGCGCATCAATGACTTTAGGCGCGAGCTAGAAAAGATCGGCAGCGAAATTCCGATGCAGCCGTTTGGCCAAGGCTTCCGAGATATGTCGCCAGCGGTCGATAAGGTTGAGCAACATGTGGCAGAGCGCAAGCTGCGCCACGGCGGCAACCCGATCCTTAACATGTGCGCAGCTGGAGCGGTTGTGCAAAGCGATCCTGCGGGCAACCGCAAACTGCACAAGTCAAAAAGCTACTCAAAGATTGATGGGCTGGTGGCGCTGGCCATGGCTCTTGGATCAATGAGCGCAGAAGATATGACAATGCCAACAAGCCCGTGGGACGATCCTGAGTTTAAGATGGCGGTTTAGACTTCAGACATAATTGAAAGAATTGGTCCCATAGTTTCTTCAATCATTGAGTGACCAGTTTCTTCAATTGTTTGTTTGCGCAATTCTTGACGCCTTGCGTTTTCTTCCTTCGCGTCTGCCTCAGAGGAATAAATGATAACCGACTGATGAGTGTTTTCGTCAATCTTAAACCAAATAATATCTTCAGCTTTTGTGTTTGATTTAACCTCACGATGCTTTTGTTGCATCGTTTCTGCGCTTGGAACGCCGTTGGGCCACGACCACTTTGTATAAACTGCATACTTCGCCATTTCGTTCTCTCCCTTGTAAAAGATAAGACTAGGAAACCACAGCATGGGCCTTTTTGACAACTTTAAAAAAGTCGACGTTAGGTCACTCGAAAACCCTAACATCCCTGTGTCTGCCGATAACTTCCTGCACCTAATGGGGTGGGGCGATTTTAACTCTAGCTCAGGCGTTGTCGTAAACGTTGAAAACGCGTTGGGCGTTCCAGCCATCTGGGCTGCGGTAAACTTCATTAGCGGCACTTTAGCCAGCTTACCTTTGGAGGTTATGCGGCGCACACAGAGCGGCACAGAGCGCGTAACTGACGGGATGGGTACTTGGCTTGATCGAGCCGTAAACCCCTCTCTGAGCAGCTTTGCGTGGCGCAAATACAGCTTTGAGCAAACACTAACTGGTGGCCGATCTGTTACGCTAATCGTGCGGAACGGGCAGGGCGTCATTACCGACTTGGTGCCGCTCGATCCAACCGATCTTAGCGTCTACTCCAAGACCAGTGAGCAAGGCTATCCGACAAAAGGCTACAGAACCAAAACGGCAATCTATGAAGCTACAGAGATCATCGATCTGAGCTTTATGCTCAAACACAATATGATCGATGTGCGCGGCCCAATCATGACCAACAAGGACGTCATTGGGCTGGCAATTGCATCATCGCGCTACGGATCAAAAGCGTTTCAATCTGGCGGCATTCCACCAGTTGCGCTGCAAGGCCCGTTTGCCAGTGGGGCAGCAGCTCAGCGCGCATCAGAGGATGTTGCCAATGCCACGATCAAACTGGCCCGTGAGGGTCGCCCTGTCATGGCATTACCAGCAGGGCATGAGCTAAAATCCATCGGGTTTTCGCCAGAGGAAATGCAGCTGATCGAGTTGCAGAAATTCTGCATTGAGCAAGTGGCGCGGATATATTCACTGCCGCCTGTGTTTCTGCAGGATTTATCAACTGGCACGTTCAGCAATGTTGAGCAGCAAGACTTACATTTTGTGAAGCATACGCTGCGGCGCTGGATTGAGCAGGCCGAGCAGGAAATGAACCTCAAGCTATTTGGCCGCGAGAGCGATCTGAGCGTTCGCTTTAACGTGGATAGCTTACTGCGCGGCGATTTGAAAACCCGCATGGAAGCTCATGCGACCGCGATCCAGAACGGCATTAAGACGCCAAACGAGGTGCGGGATTTGGAAGAATTAGAACCCCGTCAAAATGGCGATGACCTACTGATCCAAGGCGCGACTGTGCCGATTGGAAGCCAGCCAAACGCTGAAGAGGAATAACCAAATGGAAAACCGTGAAAGCCGGGTCTCCACTTCATTTGAGGTGCGAGCCGAGGATAATGCAAGTTTAATTCATCAGGTATAATCCTGATATTGCTTTTTTAAATTTAAAAATAATGTCCAATAAGCTAGCTCACGATCGTGAAGTGAAAGACGTTAAAGAGGCGCTACGATCCATAGCTGTTAAGCCTGATAATATTGAGCAGGTGCTCAGGAAGAAATAAGGCTTAGTACGATATAGACGCGCTTCGACTTCCACTTGAGTTTGCACCAATGCTAAACGATTTCATCTGACAGGCTGATAAACCAACTAAAAGTAATATGAGTGCAAGGCGCGCGATCACAAGCGTTACCTAGTCTTTGTCGTCAGGGTCTTTATGAAACATGAAGTCCAAATCGACCTCAGTTTTCATGGCTAAAATTATCCCAATTGCTATGAAAATGATGGACAAAAGAAATCCGATTGGAACGAATATCATTGGCGCTGTAATAAACTGAATGTGAATTAGCAACGTTAGCAACATCACAAAAATTGAAACGTAGTAAAATGTGTATTGCATTTCTGCCCTCCTCCTAATTCATAAAAATAGGCCAACTATGAAATCGGTCAAATTTTCGACAAAATTAAAGGGTTAATGCGATGCTAGCTTAACTGATATTTCAAAACAATTATTAAGGGCAGCAGCCACATGAACTGGCAGGCGCTGCTATCTTTTTGATTGGCTTTATTGTTTTCCGCTTTATTTTCGGCGTTACCTGAAGCGGATGTTCTTGTTTTTCAGTTTCTTTTGTCAGTTTGTCTCTGATGTAATCGTGGAGTGTAGGAAAGCCGAGCTTTGTTGCTTTTTTTGTCTCGTAGTTAAGACGGCCCCGCAGGTTAGAAATGTGGGCCTCTATATGTTTTTCAGAAATCTGCATGAATTTTGACCTTTCATTTTAAACGCTTCCTGAAATAACGGCTTTTATGAAAATTTCAATTTTTTTTATATTAGAGAGACAATCCGATACTGGCGAAGCTGGTAGCGACCAACGCCTAATATGTAATAATCAGAAAATTCACGGCCAACGGCAAAGCAATATCCGATGCGCTGGCTCCACTTAAAAACCTTGTCGGAGCAGAAGAAGAATTAAAAGCACGCGGAAACCGCAAAAAGAACGGCCTGTTTTCCAATGTCATGGGCAAGTCAGCTGATGACTTTGATGAATTTCTGGCGCTTGAGCAAATATCAGAAAAGCGCAAGGAATTGGAAAGCCTCTGCCGCCTATACGCCAAGCCCGGCACTTGGGATAAATTTATCGCTTACGAAAGCAAAATGCGCGTCCAGCGAAAGCAAGAAGCCGAGGCGAGGCAACGCCAAATAGCAGCAACCATTCGCTATATTTCATGGGGCTGCGATTAATTACTTTTTCACTGAATTTCTGCGAGGTTTGAAATGATTTGGTTACGATAACCCAGCAATGGTCTTGGCGGTTTTGCTACCTTGCTGCTCGCTCTGCTTTTTTCATCAGGATAGACTGAATTCATCTGCGAGGTATTAGCAAATCTGCGTCTGGAAAAAGTTTTCTTGCATTTTTTTGATAACTTTGCTGCACGGGTGTCATTGGCAACCGTTTCGTTCATCTCAAATTCGATCATATTTATTCTGGTTACTGACATCTGTTTCTCCTTTTCTAATTTTCCTAAATCTTAGAGGTGATAAATGACTATAGCAATGGAACGCATACTGGCGTGGAAGTTACTGCCGCGCGTTATGATGGCGGTGATGTGCTACGCATATCTGGACGTCTTAAATTGGTTTATGACGCTGCCGCCAGAGGCCATGACATCCCAAGCCACTGCACTGACTGCGACTGTGACGGGTGCCATGACAGGTGCCTTTGCCGTTTGGCTGGGGCATGAAAAGTAAGAAAAAAAGTTAATATTTTGGCTCTGAAAACACAACTTCACCTGTGAGATTGAAACTTTCCCAAGTTCGCGCCGCTTTTACTGTACCGGACCACTTTGAAAGCCTTTCTAAGACATTATTTGCATCCTCTTCATTGCGGTAAATATTACATATTACCAATGAGGTTTCGTCAGTCTTAACAAGCGTACGCTGAATAGCCTCTTTTGCAAGCTCGCTGGTTTCAGTTTCATATTTCATAACCCATAAATTTAAATCTTCTGCGGTTTCAAAACTGAAATGCAAAATGCGGGCAATCGGTGAACTCATCCTTATTGTCCTTTCCAGTTTGGCTGGGGCATGAGAAATGATTAAATTATAACTTCCTCTAAGTCTTCCAATGGCACTCGGTTTACGATGGATCGCCAAGCCAGACCCTTCTTTTTTAAAACAACGTGAGTAATCAGATCGCCTTCCTCTTCCCACCGCAGTTCGGTTACATGTTCATTTTCATGCACTAACGATGTTTTGCGTCGTTCTTTTGTATCCTTGCTGAAGTTGCCACTGAAAACCCATTTTTCCATTCTATCGGTCCATTCATCTAACGTAACAAGCTCAGTTTCGCGGATGAACATGTAATCTGGATGATGAATTTTTTTAAATTCTTCTTTGTCCCAATTGTCCATGACCGCGCGGGACTTTTGACTAAAGCTCATTTGCATCTCTCCTTTTTAGTTTTCCAAACCCTAACCAAAGGCTCCCGAAATGAAAGAATTACTTAGCGGCCTGATAGGCCCAGTGACTGGTATCATTAACAAAGTGGTGCCAGACAAAGATGAAGCTGCGCGCTTAGCGCATGAAATAAGCACAATGGCCGACCGTCACGCACAGGCGCTCGCTGTCGCGCAGATCGAAGTAAATCGGGCTGAGGCCGCTGGAAATTGGTTTCAAGCCTCGTGGCGGCCACTGTGCGGGTATGTTTGCGTGCTTGGTTTGGCCGTCAATTTTTTAATCTCTCCTATAGCTGCCGGATTTGGGTTTGTGGTTCCACAGGCCGATATGTCCACGAAGTATTCAGCTTCTAAGCTGTACGAGGCTTATCGCCACTACTGTCAGGCCATCGGTCGCAAGCCGCAGTCCACTAATGCCTTTAAAAAAGCCTTGGAGAAACTTCCGAATGTTTACCAACACCGCACTTCTAGCGGAATGCAATGGCAAGGTATCCAACCGGTAATCCACCTCTAACCCCCAACCAATGTAGGTAGTGTAGGCAATGTAGGCATTTTGGAAAACTTTTCTGGGGAAATTCTCTGGGGACTTTTCGGATTTGCCTACATTGCCTACATTCCCTACACTCTTATCTCTCTTCTTTAACGAGGAAGGGGTAATAATATATAAGGCACACCCTCGTATAAGCTGGATGCACAAGCAGCCCCCGCTCCACTGGTCAGATAAAACAGTCAAGATCGGGTATTAGGGTAGATGTACCAAGTTGACGATTATCAAACCCCACTCTCAGGTCAGGCTTATATACGATACCCGGGTATAGGGGGCGTGGCACT